CTTGCACATCATAAGAAACAGGCTCCAACAAATCCCATTTCCCTAAGGTTCGCCAACTTGTAGGACATTACAGGTTTGGTTATGGGAGCTCGATAAATATGCCTCTTCATAAGATCATCTATTGTAGGAAAAGAGTGCTCAATTTCATCCAGAGATATTCCCAAACGAGCCGTCAACTTTTTCAATTTACCAGAATCTGAAGCCAATATGTCCTCAAATGTAATATCTTTTCGAATAACAGTAATACGTTCAAAAGCATTACGAATAAAATGATGAAGAACAACATTAGTACCAAATGTATCATAAGCTGCTCCTACTAACCCTAGGAGCTCGCATTGAACCGTCTTGCGAGATGATGTTGAACCATACACCAATTTAGCTTCAGCACTCTTAACTCCTCTATACGGTAATACATCCGCTATTCCTGGATATTTCTTCTTTAACTTAGGTGGAGTTAATACAAAGTGACGCTTGAGAAAAACTACTCCCTCTGAACATTCTCCAAACTGGTCCGGAACGGAAAAGAAGGGAACATCTACTCGGACATCTCTAAGCAACATATCAAAATTGAATTCCAACCACTTTGAAAACAGATTAAGATTCAATACATGCTTAAACATACGATCATAGAAGTAAATTGCATCATCTCCATAAACAATAATACCTATTCTTCCCGCTTCTAATGCCTTAGCTATCTTGGCTGCCAATTGGGGATACTGACCCATAGTAAAAGCAACAAAAGAGTACCAAAGCAAAGCTACACACCAAGAATCACCATGAGATGTTTGAAACGCTCCAGACGGCATGCCTCCTACGATCGTACGCCATACATTGCCATGCAAATGTGTATGCTTAACCGACAATAGCTCTCCCGTCATTTTAACCAAATTACGAATAAAATTATAACCAGAGTGAGTTTGATCATAATAAAACAACGCACTAGCTGAATACATGTCAAGAAGCGTGCGATGTAATGTGGTATCAAGAGCATTAAAATCAGCGTCATCAAAGCACATATCAGGATCGCTGGCCTTAACAAATTCAGCTATGTGTTGAGCTCCTCCGTTCCACCACTTGTGTCCTATCTTTATAATATTACCACGCTCAAAAACTTGTCTATCTTTCTGAGCTATATATGCTAATAAGTAACTAACTGTACTGGGAATAAAAAAATCTCTAACCTTAAGATTAAAATCGTGAGCCTCTGCTGCATTCTTAGCTATTTTCGCAATGATCTCATCCTTAAACTCAATCTTCCATGCTTGATCCACATAAGTTTTAATTACTTGTAACGACTCTCCCCTAAGGACCATTTCCAACACTTTTTCTGCTAAATCGGAAGCATAAAAAGCTTGAAGAGCTTTCGTACCATTTACCACGATACGAACCTTAACACCTCCAAGATCCATAACAAAGTCTAATCCTGCTCTCATACCTGATGATGTTGTATTTAACCGAATATCATCAATCTCGTGTATCTCAAAATCAAACTTGATTTTCCCTTTATATTTGCGCATGCCCATTGCTTGTTGCAACAATATGTAGCCTTTTGCCAAATACGTACTAAGCGCTGTACTAGGATTAGGCAAATCTTTGACCGCTTTACCGTATTTCGTATATGAGTGAACAAACTTTTCTGGTGTTAGATTGTC